GTATCATATCTTTTGCATTATGCTATATTCAATGACAATATAAACATCGGTATTCTTGCTAACAAAGCAGCAACCGCAAGAGATCTACTTGGTAGATTGCAGACTGCATACGAAAACTTACCGAAGTGGATGCAGCAAGGTATAGTTGCATGGAATAAAGGATCTATGGATCTAGATAATGGTTCCAGAATTATGGCAGCGTCTACATCTGCTGCTGCTGTTCGAGGTATGACATTCAATATCATATTCTTAGACGAATTTGCTTTCGTACCAAATCATATTGCAGATGACTTTTTTAGTTCAGTATATCCTACAATATCATCTGGTAAGTCAACAAAAATTATAATTGTATCTACCCCTAAAGGTATGAATCACTTCTACCGTATGTGGCATGATGCGGAAAAAGGTAGAAATGAGTATGTTACTACTGAGGTTCACTGGTCAGAAGTTCCGGGTAGAGATGCAAAGTGGAAGAAGCAAACAATAGCAAACACTTCTGAACAACAGTTCAAGGTTGAGTTTGAATGTGAGTTCTTAGGATCTGTTGATACTTTGATTGCACCATCCAAACTGAAAGCGATGGCATATAATGATCCAGTTCAGACAAATGGGCATCTGATGGTCTATGAGACCCCTATTAAAGAAAGAGATTACATTCTAACTGTGGACGTAGCAAGAGGCATCTCAAAGGACTACAGTGCCTTTGTGGTGTTTGATATTACAGAGTTCCCGTATAAAGTGGTCGCTAAGTATAGAGATAATGAGATCAAACCTATGCTTTTCCCATCTGTGATAATGGATATAGCACTTGCATATAATGAAGCATACGTTCTATGTGAGGTCAATGACATTGGTGATCAGGTTGCAAGTATATTACAGTATGACTTAGAGTATGAAAACGTATTGATGTGTGCTATGCGGGGTAGGTCTGGTCAGATAGTTGGTACAGGTTTTAGTGGTAAGAAAACTCAACTGGGTGTAAAGATGAGCGTCACTGTAAAAAAGATAGGTTGTAGTAACCTGAAGACACTGATTGAAGAAGACAAACTAAGAATTTTAGACTATGATATAATATCAGAGTTGACCACATTCGTTCAGAAGAGGCAATCATTTGAAGCGGAAGAAGGTTGTAATGATGATCTTGCTATGTGTCTAGTAATTTTTGCTTGGTTAGTAGCACAGGAATATTTCAAAGAGATGACTGATAATGATGTTAGGAAACGAATATATGAAGAGCAAAAAAATCAAATTGAACAAGACATGGCACCTTTCGGATTTATGACAGATGGATTGAATGATGAAGAAAACGAGATTGTTGATTCATCAGGAGATGTATGGAAAGTTGATGAGTATGGTCAAAGTTCTTCTTATATGTGGGATTACAAATGATTGATCCAAAATGTTTAGATGGTCGTATTCCAATGTTTTATTCTGCAAGAGGATACATGCTTCCATGTTGCTATTGTGAAAAAAGTTTACGACCAGAGGTTAATGACGAAAGAATTACAAAACTACTTGTAAAAAAAGTATCAGAATTTGATTCTATTCAAGAGATACTTGAGACTGATGAGTGGAAAGAATTTTATGATAAATTACTTACAGACCCACCCAAGGTTTGTAGGGATCACTGCAAAAAAGGTTGGGGAAAAACTTTTAATAATGATATCTGATTCTTTGAGAACAATTGAGATTGAAACAACATCTCGCTGCCCATTAAGATGTCCGGCATGTCATAGGCAAAATTATTATGGTGCACATAAAAAACCAGTGCCGGGAAAAGATATTAGTATCGAAGATTTTCAAAAAATCGTAGATCACTTTGACGGTATCTTTTTTGTTGGCGTTATTTCTGATCCAACTACACATCCTGATTTATATTCTCTTCTAAAAATGTGTGTAAAAAAATCTAAGAAAGTAATTTTATCAGTAGCAGCAACTCACAGATCACTAGCGTGGTTCAGGAGACAATTTTTACTGACAAGAAATAAAAACGTTCTATGGGAATTTGCAATCGACGGATTACCAGAAGATAGTCACAAGTATAGAATTAATCAGGATGGTAAAAAATTGTTTGAAGTAATGAATATGGGTAGAAAATTAGGATGTCAAGTTGTATGGAAATATATCATTTTCAAATATAATGAGAATGATATGCAGGAGGCAAAAAAACGTGCTTCAAGCATAAGAGTACCTTTGAACTTTATAAAATCCGTAAGATGGGAGGGTGAGATGTCTAAGTATCGACCAACAGATAAAAATAATTATGCGGGAACTAGGGAATGGGTTAGCGATTACGGAACTGTATAATGATAGTCCACTCAGTTAATATAATGGTCTTTACATTATGTGTATTAGTTGGTATTACAATCTGGTGGATCATGACTTATGACGGTAGGAATGGAATTTGAAGATACATTTTCGCTAGATCATTTAGTTTTTGCTGAAAGGAGATGTAGAACCTGTGGCATTACTAAAGATTTATTAAGTGAATTTTATAGAATAAGGAATAATAGAACTACACCTTCTGCATATTCTTATGAGTGTAAAGAGTGTACAAAAATAAGAGTTAAGTCAAAAAGAAGAAAGAATAAACCTGAATTGTATCCAGATTGGTAGGGTTCATGCACTGTTTCCCCTCTGTAAGCGTGTTTTTTTCTAAATATTAGTATCAAACAGTAGGGAATCAAAGGAACTTTACATGGCACTCAGACTATCATCTCCGGGTATCAGTGTAAGAGAGGTTGACCTTACCAGAGGTGGCGTAAATGCAAGCATTAACGTTACTGCCGGTATTGCCGGACCATTCAAAAAAGGACCTGTAAATGAAGTTTGCAGGATCAATAATGAAAAAGAACTTATAGACAAGTTCGGAGGTCCCGGTGTAGGTCTAACTGACTATCACTATGAAACTTGGTATGCTGCATCTAATTTCTTATCCTATGGAGGGCAACTAGATGTTGTTCGTGCCGGTGGAGGAAATGTTGCAGGATCACAAATGGTTAATGCCAACGCAGGAGTTGGAATAGCATCGACCACAACATTAGTCATCGAAAACTACGATGATTATAACAACAACGAAATCAATGCAACCAATTTTTATTGGGCAGCAAAGAACCCCGGATCATGGGGAGAAAACCTAAAGGTATGTGTTATTGATGACGCAGCAGACCAAAGGATTTCTGGTATTCTAACCACAAAGGTAGGAACTAATGTAGGTGGAGCACCAACTGCTAAGAATATTGCTGTAGGTTATGCTGTAACTCAGGGTTTGAGTGGTGTAAACATTGGTATTGGAACAACCGGATCACCCGGAAACAATGATTACCTGAAGGGAATCGTAACTGGTGTAGGTAATAGTTTCATTGATGTCAAGGTTGTATCAACAGTTATTGCAGGTGTTGAAACTGCAACAACATATCAGCAAAACTCACAACTTGAGTTCAAGACAGGAACTAAGATTGGTTTCTCATCAGCAGTACTCGGTGACGTTGGTGTAGCAACTGGTACTCCTGCTACATCAGACTGGTATAATCAGCAGAACATCACTACCGGAAGAGCAGATGGTGGAAATGATGCTATCACAATCAAGTGGAGATCAGTATTACCAAAACCACAGACAAACTCATATGTCTCGGAAAGAAACGGAAGCAATGATGCAATTAACGTCGTTGTTATTGATTCTGATGGCACTGTTACAGGAAGCACAGGATCATTACTAGAAAAATTTGGTAACTTATCAAAGGCACAAGACGCTGATGGATCACCTAACAAAGACATCTATTACAAGAATGTCATTGCTAATGAGTCTCAGTACGTATTTGCCGGTTTATCTCCTGTCAATGCAACAGATAGTTTCCATAACACACAACCTCTAGCAAGTGGATTTGGCAGTGGAGTCATACCAATTGCTTCAGCAGCAGGTGCTTGGGGACAAGATTCTAAAGATGTCAACTTCAACTTCTTAGGTAATAAGAGTTACACACTAAAAGGTGGTAAAGACTACAATGGACACATTGGAGTTTATGACGCTGATCTAGGTGATACACTCACTGCTTATGATAAGTTGGCAGACAAGGTAAATGCTGATATTAGATTCCTACTACAAGGTGGAGCATCTAAGTCATTATCTGAAGAGCAAGCAAAGGCACAGAAACTTATATCAATCTGCGAAGCAAGAAAAGATTGTGTAGCGTTCATTTCACCTAACCGTGATTCAGTCGTAAACGTTTCCACATCAGCAACACAACTATCAAACGTTCAAGCATTCTTCGCACCATTAGCATCATCATCATTCGCAGTATTCGATAGTGGATATCAATACTTCTATGATAGATTCAACAAGAAGTTCAACTATATGCCACTTTCAAGTGACATTGCAGGACTTTGTGTTAGAACAGATGTTGATCAGTTCCCATGGTTCTCACCCGCAGGAACATCTAGAGGTTCACTTGCACATGCAGTGAAACTATCATATAACCCCGGTCAGGAAGATAGAGATCAGTTGTATTCAAATAGAATCAACCCAGTAATCTCACTACCCGGAGCAGGTATCACTCTCTTTGGTGACAAGACTGCACTAGCATTCAGCAGTGCTTTTGATCGCATCAATGTAAGAAGATTATTCATCACAGTGGAAAAAGCAATCGAAGAAGCAGCAAACGCTCAACTCTTTGAACTCAACGATTCAGGCACAAGGTCAAACTTTGTGAACATTGTTGAACCATTCCTAAGAGATGTTCAATCCAAGCGAGGAGTTACAGACTTCTTACTTGTGTGTGATGAAACAAACAACACACCAGATGTCATTGACCGCAACGAGTTTGTGGCAGACATATTCCTGAAGCC